AAACTAACTATGTAACAATTGCTTTGCATGCTGTCCGCAAGCACGTTCAATCGCTCTTTTAGCCTCACTATGTGGGGCTTTTTTACTTCTGTAATCTGCGCATTTCCTCAATTAATGCCTGCCTTGTTTCCTCTGCTGCCAAAACCTGCAACCTCAAAGACTCCTTGTTATGCTTATCCTTTTCCTTTCTGTCGTGATGCGTATCCCATAATTTAAAGGCAATACCGACCAGTAGCGAAAACGCAGACAAGCTTAAACCTATTACGGTAGCGTTAACATTAATCCACTGAGCCGCTGTCATCCCTGTGGTGCTCGCTCCTGCTATTGCGGATCCGTAAATACCCACATTCCCCACATCGATGTTTTTCATTATTTGATCTCCTTAGCCCTGAATATATTTGCCACACCAAAGCTAGCGCCTGAATCGATATCACGATAAATAGCCCATACTGTTGGAAAAATTCCGATAAGCTGACAGCCAACCAATCCATAGATAACTGCCTCGTAGTTATTGTAAATAAGGATATGTCGACCTTGGCTGACATCGAAAGCTAACGCGCTGTACGCTAGTAAAGTTAATGCGAATATAGTTGCATGGTAATAACCAATAAAAGAGCCGCGACTCGTTAAAATCGCAGCTCCAGCAAATGTTATTATAGCTCTGTTAAAATATAATCGCGTATCATTGTGATCAAGAAAATGAAGATTAAGCCATACTAAAGCGGTAACAGCCGCAACAGTAATCCACTCAATTCTATGTTGGCCATAAATTGATAGCATTATAAAAAGCAGAGCTAGCAATAACATAAAGTTCATTATTTGGTTTTACGCTTCTTTGCTTTCTGCTTAACTCTCTTTAAGTCTGGCTTAGTTGGATCTGGCATGGTAACTCCTAATTGTTAATGAGTGATTAGTTTATCATTTAATTACTTTTTAAGCCCGTTCAGTATTTGCGTAGTAAAGTAAAACGCCAGGATAATATTAAACGGGTCGGTAATGTTTAGCGCGACGAATGCGGATACATCAGCAGCAAATACAGTGCCAGCATTCAGCGTTCCGTCAAGATAGAATCGACCAATCATTGATCCAGCTAGCCAAGACAGAATTAGTATCACCCAAACGACCATTATGCTCATAGCAATAAAACGCCTAGCAGGGCTTTGATGCTTAGTTGCGTTTTGGTAGTCTAGCACATACTGCGCCTTTTCTTTTGCGGTCCAGTCAACGCCAGCTAATTTATCAACGATTTTTAACGCTGAATCAGCCACGCCACTAAAACCAAATATTGCTGCTAATTTATCCAACATGTTACACCTCTATCTGATAGTGTGGCATATCAACAAATGACTTCCAATCGCCACCCCAAGTTAATTTAACATCAAGTTCCTTTGCTGCTTGCTTCATTGCTTTGGCAACTAGTCTAAATCTATCTGTATCATTCCAATCAACTGGATACGGTACAACGTCAACAGCTTGGCCTATAATGTGCCTGCTGTTCATTGTGCGCGTTTTGCCATCTTTGAAGAGTTGCGCCTGCCTCCCCTTTGTGCGCAAGCCTTCAATAACGGTGAAATCAACTTCTGTTATCTCAATAGCGCGATTAACAACTCGAACCAAATCAGCATTTACGCCGATAAGGTTTGATTTACTTCTGTTGCCTAGTGCGTATTTCATTATAGATCCTTATTGATATCAAGTAACCACACGTATATTCGGCGTGTGGTGACTCGATGGTTCGAAGGTCAGATTATGACTGTTAATCGTGTTGTTATGTAAGAATAAAAGCGATAGCTAATTAAATAGCTATCGCTAATTTCGTTACTATCTAGCTTCCCATATAATCGGGTACGATCCAAAATTCTGAGCGCCAGTGCTTATGGTTATGTACCTAACCTTAAGAATACCAGTTCCAACTTGGGTTACTTGCGCCTGCACATCTAGCGTCGCATCACTTATAGCAGCTATATTAATTTTAACATCCCAAAAAACAGGAGTTGTTATCAGTCCAGTTGCTATTGTAGCCCCTGCTGCATGGCTTGCAATTACACCTTGAGCCTTTGGAGCAATTCTATTTGCTGCGCTGACATCAATCAACTTCCCGCTGCCGATAATAACTACCTTGCTTCTGTCTATCACGCCTTTAGGATCATCCAAATAAACGGTTGCAGTATCCTGTATTAGTATATGTTTAATATTTGCGTCTGCTCCTACTATTTTAGGACTGTTAATATACACAACGGCTGTATTCATGACTCTAAAAAGATACGTTGTACCATCAACTGACTTCGGCGAAGCAAACGTAGGGTAATTAAAAACAACCTCTGAATCTGATTGACACCGAATAGCCTCGGTATTTGACCCTAGCGTTCCAGTATCTTGTTCAAAGTTAGGGGTGTTAAATATAATTCCATAAGACCCGCCAGCTATGTTGACGTGAGGGAATCCAGCACTTCCAGAGTTATATCCGTTGAACACAAAGTTTTTGCAGCCAGCCATGTAAAGTCCTGTTCCTTGTGGCTGCGAGCTATAGCAGTTGTTAAGCGTGTGGTTTATCAACTGTCCATTACCAGCAAAGCTAAAGCTTGTTGTGCAAAAATTAGCCCTTACGTTGTCAAACTGGTTGTTAAATGCATTGGCACTTGAGTTAACGCCAACCCCAAAATAGTTTAGGCTTACATTTTGCAGTCTATAATTAACTGATGTTGTGGCAGCGCTTAAGTTAATACCAGAACCTGTTCCTTGCGATGCTGTTATGTATGTACTTTGCGTGAACCCCACGTCTTTAATCTCAACAGACCTAAACTGCTTCCCAGCTAATACCTTTATCCCATCACCTGATGATAGTTTTGTGACAAGCTTTGTGGCTCCCTCCCCCAAACCAACCAGCCCGATCCCATACAGCGACTGTGGAGTTAGCGTTCCAGTGTACCCGCCGTCATCAAGCTGTATTATTCCAATATCACCTTTTACAGCTACCATCCTGTCTAATATTGTTGATACGTCAGGATGCCCTTCATATCCTCCAAATGCGGATATTGATTGCTTTTTTGCGTCCTGCATCACAGCAGTTTTGTCAACTCCCGCAGCTAATATATCTATAGAGTTACCAGATCCTCCTGTTACAACATTAAATGGAGCGTTATCTCTGTCGCTAACCTCAAGTAAATCACCAACTTTAAAAATCCCTGTCGCAATCTCTGCCACTGTTGTTTTTATTCTGTGACGCTGAGCTAGGTCGCTTGGGTCTGTTAATCCTGTAAGGTTTTGCAGAGAGCCTGTGTGAATTACTTGATAATCTGGCTCAGTTGGCGATGTTCCAGCAATAGCGGTAAATGGATAGGCGCCAACATATACCCACTGAACTCCTAAAGCATCTACTGCAAAATCACTGCGCTTAGTAAATGTAACGCCATCAGCAAATAAACCAACATAAGACCAATCAATGTCAGCTAACAATTTTGGTAATGTTTTCTGGACTTGACCTGTTACTGTATTGGTTGAAAAGTCAATATCAGCACCACCAGCAACGCCGCCAGCTTTACCGGTTATAACCTCGCTGTGAAATGTGTCCTGCTTCTTTGCTGCTTCTAAATCAGCTACGCTTAGTAACTCTGCCATGTTATAACCTCGTTAATTAAATTTGAAAACCATTGCTAAATCCATCACTGAACGCGCTACCGATTACGTCTACGCCATCGAATAAATATACATCAGGATGATAATTGCGGCCTGTAATCTTAACCGTTTTGTCCTGTTGCGGGTCTATTGTACTCGGTACTATCATTTGCGCCAAATGTCTTGCCTCATTGCCGAAACTAAACTCTGTTTTTAATGCGCTATTACCTGTATAAATTTCCTCAACTGGCGCGGAAAGCATTACAACTGTTCTTGCATTTATTCCAGCAATAACTTGTATAACTTCAACTTTTCCATTTCGTTTTTTAAGCTGAATATAATGATCGTCACCATCAGTAAATTCAACTTCTTGAGATAACGTTAATGTTAAACCGTTTTGCGCCACGATATAACCGTCATAAGTTGCAATACGCGATCCTTTAACAACGCTTATAGCTTCGCCTGACACAACATAGATACCCTCCTCAGTCGCTGTAAACTCAACCGCTACACGATTAAGTAAATCGCGCTGCCTTGCTCTATGCGCTAACCAGTACGCCTGCTTATAGTTTCGTATGCCTTTTGATTCGATTTTGTTTGGATTAATGCCGCCATCTTCCGGTATGTAAATGGTCTCTCTGATATTAGTATCTGGATCAATATAGCTAAACTCAACCGAATCTTTTGCATCACTTCCAAATGTTCGAGTCCACTTTTCAGTACCAACTTTAGATCGATGAGTGAACACCATTGATGGCACTGTAGCAGGCTTATCGAAGAATAAACGAATGTCGTTACCTTCGCGATAAACCGTGCAGAATATAGCGCTTGCAATAGTTTGGCATATTTCCTGTGCGGTAGTTTTTGCATCGTCAAATGTATAGCTAAACTGGCCTGCTTTAGCGTCGCCAAAATAAGCCTCAATTTCCGCTTGAACCTCTAGCAGCTTATCCATACTATCGACGCTCATATCGAGATTGCCTACAAGTGGATCCCTCATCAGCCTAATGATAGTTTGAACTGCTTGAGTATTCTCAGCCATTACAGTATCGAACACGCCGCCGCCTAAATACTTATAAACCATTTCAGTGGCCAATACCTTTAACTGTGGCGTCTTGATTGACGTTGCTTGCGCGGTATTCTTACGCTTACTATGTACGGTAAGCAAATCACCATAATGAGGCGTATTATCTTCAATCTGCCCGTACAAGTCGCTATAAGTAAGCGTATCAACAACAGTTCCGTCATAGTCCAAATCAAGCTCACTAGACCTGCGCATTCTAACCCTAACAGCAGATTGAATAGGCATATTAACAATTAAGCTCATTCCAACTTCTTCACGGGTTTTATCTGATAGCGTTTTAGATGCTGAGTTAATAGCTCCGTATTCAACACCGTCAGAATCTACTAGCTGCCACTGCATTTGTACTGATGCCGAATTGGTATTGGTGCTGCCGCCTGATGAACCCTTGTACATTCCTTGCCTTGCAACGATATTAGCCACTAAGCGCTTTGGCTTGATAGTGCTTATAGTTACCCAATCGGTAAAACCTGCTTCATTGATGTTTGTTGGTGATACCTTGGCGCCGCTATTGGCATCCATTTCATCGTCGCCTGCAATTATCTTTTGCCATTGCACAAGGTTGGCCGACACGTCTAAACTCAATGATGTACTAGAAACGGCTAGAACATCATAAACACCATCAAGTACGGCAGTGCCTGATTTTATTTTGGTTAACGTTACCGATTGACCTACTGTAAACAGGTCATCAAATGCAGCGCCAGCCGTAACGTCTACTAGCGCGCCAACTGAGCCAGATAGCTGGCATAGTATGCTAACTTCTTTAAAGCTTAGCTCGTACTCGTTAGGTGCTTTTAATGCTGTTCCTTCAACGCTATTAGAGCGAATACCAATAAACAAAGGTTCATCGATTAGATCACCAATAACTAGTGCTGGTGATGAATTGTTTGGGCTAGTAAATGGATCGTAAAAGTTAGCGCTTGAACCTGAAACCGTACTTAACAATGTGTCGCCGTCTAAAACTCCTGACGATGGAGTTGATACGTAACCGCGAGCGACATAGTAATAACCATAGTTGAACTGCTTGTTTGTCTCGTCATAGATATTGTATGGCTGCATTAAATCGCTTGGTATGCTTTGCGATTGGCCGCACATATCATAAGCCCTAGCGTATGGCCTAGGCTTGTTAGTTCGATTGGTTAGTGAGTTGTTAGCGCTTACCGCCTGTTGATTTGGGGTTTCAATTGTTGGCAGAATGGCGTCGCGGATCTTCTTGTTTAGTCCAAGAGGATCGTTGAATGATGAAAACGGATCAAGTATGCCGCCGCCTGGTGATTCAATAATAGTAAATTCACCATCACAAACCATAACGTCAAAATCTTTACTTACATCAATGCCGTTAAGTATGCATCGAAATGGCACACCGTCGCTTACTTCGCTAACAACAAATTCCATCGGGCTAGAATACTTGCTTACTATTTTGCGGATAAACTCGCCATTATCGCCGCGGGTGTAGTGATTAATTATAGCCAAAATTCGACCCTCTCAGACTTTTCTATTATTGATTTTAGCGTGTCTATGCGTACTTGTCGCGAGAATCTATCGCAGTGCGACACTATGCCGTCAAGATATACGCCAGAATGCCACAACACTCGCCTGCCACGCTTTGAGGCAATTAGCACAGCACAGTAGTCGACAGGTGTTTCAACCTGTGTTAGCCCCTTACTGTTATTGTGAGCATCGATAAATGTGTCATTGATAAAATCAGGCGATGAACAATCAAATTGCGGCGTATCCATTCCAGCTTTAGCGCGAACAAATTTAACGTGATCCCAACAGTTGTAAGTAAGGAAGTTATACGCTTTGCCTGTGTACTCAGCGAGCTTACTCATATCAGCAGGCCACGGATTAACGGGCAGATAGTAGGCGTTACTATTAATCCAGTGCCACGGTTATTAATTCGTGGTGCCGATACCGTTGCCGTAAAACTTCCTTTGCCTTGGTTTATATCCTGAGTCTCGTACTCTACCGGCCCCCATGCAGGATAGGATAAATCCGATATTAAATAAGTCCTGAACGTTAGTAATGGCAAAGTCTCGTTATCGAGCGGTATTCTTTCTAGCTCATCATCAAGCTCATTAAATGGATCTGCAATTGTCATTGATGCAGACTGACTCATATCGGCATTATTAGCCGCGCCTTTCGTGCTAATGTTTGCAGGCTCAAAAGTAACCTCTGCACCTGTTTCGAGAAATGCAGTAAGCGCAACTTGGTCGCTGACGAAGTAATAGCGCTTGCTCATTAGCGGATGATAGATTTCCCATGTACCAACCGCGATTTCACCATCAGGATTAGAGGCAAGCTTTTCACGGTATGCAGCTTTAACCGTTGCAGACGTCATTAGCTTGGCTCCGGCAAATCATTAATGAATAATGGTGATGTGCAGTACAAAGTATAGTAATCAATAAATGCCGGTAAACTGTCGCCATACTCACCAAACAAACCAAGTATTGCATCGTTTAACTCAGAGTCATCCTGAACACTGGTGCGCTCTGCAGTTGCTGTAAATGTTATATTCCAAAAAACACCTGTCTGTGTGTTCTCGCTAATATCACTCGTTATCTGAACGTTGTGAGGCTCAATGCCTGCGCCTGTATCGTGATTCATTATAAACGAATCAGCACCGCCGCTAATCTTATGAATGAAAGACCAGAATGCTAAGCGACCAAGCTTTGATACTACTAGCGCGACGTTAATCGGCACGGCATCGTAGTATGAATCGCGACCTTGCCTTGGTAATCCTCCCTGAGTTTGAGAACGCCAAATATTACCGCCGCGCTTTTGCCCGTAGCCTTTGCTAACAATAGGGCGTAGTGTACTAGGAAAAACCAAATCTGACATAGTTTAGAACCCCGGTTGATTTGATGAGGCCTTGCGAGCCTTGGCTATTGATGAATCTTGCGTCAACAATGCTGCTGATACGTACTCGTCAATGATAACGTGTAACATACCTTCATTATCCATTTCAGTTGTGGCGTTATCTACGCGCCCTGTAGTGTTATTAACGATTGTAACACCCGTTACGCCACCGCCACCACTTTGACCCATTATATCGCGCATTTGACTAGCTGTTTTAGCTATTGAGTTACCAGCTGGCACAATAACCTCAGCTTTGCCACGCTCGGCCATTTGGTATGGACTACCGCCTTGCATGTAACCGCCTTGCTCACGAGCACCTTTAATAGCCTGAACGTTAGCCATACCAGCAGCAACAGCCGCAGCAGCAGCGGCAACACCAAGAGCTGGGCCGACATAAGGTATTGATGCCATAGCCGTAAACGCACCTTGAGCAGATTGAAATGTGTTTATTATCGTTGTAGCAATTGCTGAGGCTTTATATGCAGCGCTTTGCTCGCCTAGAGATGCTTTTAGGTCGGCTGTCATATTGCGCTGACCTTCTATGCCGTCATCAATTATCTTCTCTTTAGCCTTAGCCGCAGCAGCCTCAGCCTTTGTAGCGTCTCGCCTTGCTTCGTCCTGCTTTTCCCCTTCCTTGTCTAGCGTTGAATTCCCTATTTCGGCTCGACCAAGTACGGCTGTTGTAATTATATCGTTTAGCGCGTCTTGATATTCTTGCTCGCTCACTAGCCCTAGGTCTCGATATTCTTGCAGTTTTGCAGACTTCTCCATCTCTTGAGTATCGATTAACTCTAACTCATTGAAGTTAGCCTGTCGCAATGTTTCAAGATATGCGGCTGCATCGTCTTTGTCGCTTTGAAGCTTATCGGCTGCTCGCTGCCTTGCTTTGTCGTCTGCCGGATTTGCAGCATCAGGGCCAAAATCAACTGTTTCAACTTGAGTGGTTAAAGTCGGTAATCCAGAGTTGAACACCGCCTGCTGCTTAACCGATAAGTCATCTAGCTTTTCTGTTAGGTTCTCGACTGTATTCTGATACTCTTGCACCTTTTGGCGAGCGAATGGATCTGTTTTGGCCGTCTCAGTCCAGTTTTGCAAAGCCTCATTAGCAAGAATTAACTCTTCGCGAACCGAACGCATTTCAGTATTAAGCTTTGCAATCTGAACCGCTCTCTGCGCGCTAGTCAGTCCGCTAAATGATGCTGCTAGATTATCAACTTCTTCCGCTAGGTTTTTGCTTTTCTCTGCTGCTGTTTCTGCTGTAGCGTAATAATAAGCGATTGCTGATGCAGCTAATACAGCGACACCAACAGGGCCGCCAACTAACGCCATGGCCGCACTCGCTCCCCTGCTAGCCGTAGCAACTAATCTTGATGATAGCGCGAGACCTTTATTTGCTGTTGCAAGTTGCGCCGATGCGACCGAGCTTGCTCTCTTTGCTATTACTGATTCAGATATTGCCACGGTAGAGGCTTGCTTGGCTGTAGCAAGCGTTACTGATGATGACGAGGCGATCTTTTCTGCTGTTGCTAATTCTGCCGTTGCTAAGGTTGACGCTTTTTTTGCAATAGAAAGCCTATCGGTTGCACTGGTTAATACCGTGGTACTACCTAACCTTTGAGCCTCCAGCCTAGCCGACGCTACTGATGCGGTGGCAAGCTCTAACTCAGCAGCGGCTTGAGACTGAATTGCTCTAGCTGCTATTACGCTTTGTATTGACCTATCTTTTGCTGCTATCGCCGACTGTAGTGATATCCTTTGCTGAGTTATTGCCGCGCTAGTTGATGCGAGCTGCTCAGCCGCTACCAATGCAACTGCCTTCGCCTCTGCTACTTTAGCTATTGCGTTAGCGGTAGACGCGCTTGTGCTTGATAATGTTGCCGCAGTTGCCGCGACCATTGAGCCGGTAAGTCTGCCGCCTGCAACGCCTGCAAGTAAAATGCTTGCGTTAGCGATTGAATCCAAGCTTTCGCTTAAGTAGATCGCAGAATCACCATACGATTTAGCTACTGAAACCGCAGTTTTATTAGTACCGATCCACTTTGTTAAGTTGTTATTTGCCACTTGAAGTTTCGCGGCAGACGTTGCTGTCATCTTTTGAAATTCGTTTTGAATTTCCATAGCAGCTTTAGATTGACCACCCCAAGCTTTGTATAAAACCTCAGTCGTTAGCTTGCCATCAGCGGCCATTTGCTTTAAAGCACCACGGGCAACGCCTAAGCTATCAGCTAATGCCTTCATTAATCGTGGAGCGGCTTCGTTTACCGAGTTAAATTCTTCTCCACGCAAAGCGCCTGCACCGAAAGCTTGCGACAGCTGAACCAAGGCGCCTTCCGCTTCTGCGGTTGTTGCACCGGATACCTGCATGGCTCGGTTAATATTACTAACCAAGTCGCCTACGGTTTCACCATTCTTGATAAATTCGCCAGTTGCAGCACTTAAACGACCATACAGTGTTGCGGTAGCCTCAAGGCTTGACCTTGTTTGCTGAGCGATATTAAACACGCGCTCTTGCACGTCAGCTAATTGCTCATTAACTTTGACATGGTTAACAAGCTTGTTTGTTACCGTTAGCCATGCGTCAGCGTAAGCAATAACCTGCTTAGCGCTTGCCACTGTAACAATGCTTGCTGCTGCCACCTTTAATTTATTGACTGCTGATGTTGCGGTATTGGACGACCTTGAAAGCCTGTCTATATCGTTCGACGTGGTTCTTACGCCATTTGAGCTAACCCTGACTATAAGTGATGCTGTGTCAGACATTTAAACCTCTCTCATTTCAAATATTGCATCAATCGACATAATGATATCTACCTCGATTTGTGTTGGTTGCCAATCGACTAGCCTTGTGTAGCTTTCGACCTCAGCATACTGCAAAGGTTGTCGCGGTATTAATGTTATTGCGTCATCGCCTACAGCACGCCCAAATCGCAATCTTTTAAAGTGTGAGTATATCGGCCACATATCATCGTGCATTGCCGGTGCATCGCGCTCAGCTTGTTCTGGCGCATCAATAACGCCCATAGCCACCAATGCTTCATTATGCCCTGCT